GTCGGCTGCCGCCTCGGCCAGGACGGCGTCGGCTAGTGGCTTCGTCGTCCGATCCACGCCTCGACTCCTTGGATGCCGCAGATGTCGTGGCCACGCTGTTGGCACACCGTGACGATCGCCCTGGCGAGCGCCCGCTTGTGCATTGGTACCTGGCCGACACGCCACCGATCACGCAGCTCCTCGAGCTGCCGCAGGTCGGCCTCCGGCAGCCGCATGTACCACGGCGCGTACCCGGGGCCTTTGTTCGCTGCGACGGCGAGCACCTGGTCGATGATCGACGGCGTGTCCTCACTCGTCACGTCGGAAGCCCTCCTGCTCGAGGACGGTCGTGAGCATGCCGGCAAACTCCGACACCGACTCTTCTGAGATATCCGGCCAGCGCGCGTGGATCAGCTCGTGGAGGAGCGTGTCGAGGTAGTCGGTGCCTGTCAGGCGGGAGTCGACCTGAATCGTGCGCGTGGCGTAGTCGCACAGGCCGTAGAGATTGCGCAGCCGCGCCCGAACGATGTGCCACTTGGCACCGGCGATCTCGATCGTCCGCTGTCGCCTCGCCATGCCATCACCCTACCTGAGATGGGCGGCGGCCAGCCCCGGGTGTGGCTACGCCTACGGATCGCCTATTGTCCGTAGATCAACACGCGCACCGCCATGACAATGTGTCGCCGTGCCATCGACAACCTCCACGCGGCCGGATGATGCCGCCATTGCAGCCACCACTTTTTTCTGTGCATTGCCCAACGCGCAACACGTTGCTGGGCAGCGTATCCGATCTTGTTGAGCTTATCCCTGCGGCCAGCACAGCCACAGTCTTTGACTTTTAACAATTTCTCTACGCGCTCGCTCGTGATGCCAGCACGCGTCAAAACTGATTGTACTGCGTCGCCGATTGCAAGCATTATCCGCACCCGCACGGATTAAAACCTATAGCGTTTTGAGGCGGAAAGTCTTCGCCAGATAGTGCCGTTCCGTTACATGTCGGCAAGTCAGATGGATGCAGGACATACACATAATGCATCCCGTCATCCCGCAAGCGAAACCGCAGCGAGCACGCGCCGTCGTTCAGCACAGCCCCACCGTTAACTGTTCCGCCCATTGAGTTTCTTGAGGAGTTGTTGAACTCTGCACCGCCGTTGACTATTCCGTCATTTCGTGAAAACAGGTTGAACGTAGCGCCGCCGTTGACGATGCCGCCAAACGCATTAGAGCCGATGTCGTTGATTAGCAGCCCTGACCCGTTCAAAAACAATGCGCCGCCGTCAGCAGTGCCTACGTTGCTTGAATCCGTGAACGTCGCAAAACCACTAACCGTGCCTTGGTTTTGCGAGATGTCAAACAAGTTAGTGGGGGACGCCGAAAAGGTCGCATCCCCGTCGACGGTGCCCGAGTTGGTTGACGCAATGAATTCCGCGTTTCCGTTGACCAGGCCGCTGTTGACGGCACTTGTTACGAATTCTGCGTTTCCGTTTACAGTGCCTCGGTTTCTCGTTCCCGATCCACGAAACACAGCACCACCAAATACTTCGCCACTGACGTCGTTTCTTGGACCAGCGCCCAACGATTGCGCGGAAAACAAGGCACCACCACGCACTGTACCGTCGTTGTGTCTGTTCAAAAAGACCGCACCGCCGGCCGCTTCGTGTGCGGGCGATGTGGTAATTAGTTCACTGCCGGTGATGAGGCCCTCAGTGATAGTCTGACCTGCCGGCAAAAGAAAATAGGCAGAGGCAACGGAGCGCGTGCCGTTTGTGGCCAAGGGGGTCACCACATAGATCACGGCGTTCTCGTCAGGCAACCTTGTGGCTCGTTTTGTCAGTGAAAGTTGCGTAGCTGAGATTGGCGATGCGGTGCTGTGTGAGTACCAGTTGCACAGGTTGCCCCAGTCTTGTTGCTCGGCAAGCGTCGCCGAACGACCAGCGATGCTGGTTGCTCCTGATCCAAAAAAAAACCACGTGTTGCCACTTTCATTGCCAGTGTTCGCGCTGAATGACCAAGTGACGCTGGGCCATTCACCAGACGGTTCCCATGTGCCTTCATTAGTGGGGTCCGTTCTGTCCTTGCCGTCGACAGGGCAGTTGCCGCAACATGGATTGCAAGGACTTCCAAGCATCAGGCACACTCCGCTGCTATAAGCGTCCATGTACTGTCAATCAAAGCGCAGGCCACCCGCCTCGGCGCACTTGGCACCGTGACCGTGGCAAAATAGTTGGTGGCCGTGAACGTTGTGGAAGGCGACAACGCCGTGCCGTCGCCGTTCTGCTGTGTCACAGTGGCCGTATTGCCTTTCGTCCACGTCGATCCAACCGTTCCTAGTCGCACACTGCCACGGCCTGCGCCGATCCGCACCAATGCCCACTTGTTTGCACCAGTCCCAGACTCCTTGTAAATGATGGCGGCACCGTTGCCGCCGCTCTGCAGCTCGCTCGTCGACGCCTTTGGGCCTGCTGTGGCGTCCGCCGTGTTTCTGACCTCGAGCTTTACCTGCACAAGCCCGTCTACGGCTAGCATGCCGATCGAGTCGTTGGCAATCGGCTCAACAGCGACACCGAAGGCATCGTTTGTGGACGTTGTCGGCGTGCTGCCTCTAAGGACGGGCGATCGCTCGTACTGCGACGTGGCCGGCCCCGTGGCACCAACTGGTGCGACTTCCAATCCTGTGATTGCCAACACGCCCCAGCGTGGCACTGTCTGGCCGCTCACGTTTTTGCAGGGCAATGCAATGTAGGGCGCACCGCCATAGGTGGCGGCCTCTGCGTTGAAGCCAGGACGCTGCCCAAATACGACATCTGCCGCATCCTGTGCACGGTTCCACGCCCTGGCGGATATAGACGTCTTGAGCGGTTGGCCAGGCTCAATGCGTCCGTCACGGCGGCTTGGCATTACGTCACTCCAATACCGAGCAGCGAAAAGTCTGCCGAAGGGTATACCTGGTTAACGTAGACAGCCTTCGGGACTTTCAACAGCGTGTCGCTGGCCACTTGGTCTTCGTACCTTACCCACATGTATTCGTGCCCTTTTTTCTCTATGCCAGTTACGCTTCCAACTGTCAGCATCGGCAGCGTGCTGCCGTCGGCGTTGGGCGACGCCACAAACTTGAATGATAGAGACCATGGGCTATTGCCACGTTCTTCATCCCAGTCCTGCGATCCTGTTCCGCCCAAAAACAGCACCTCGCCTGCCTCAAAAGATCGAAATGTTGAGTTGTTGGTCGTTCCGGTCAGCGCGGATACTGTCCTCACATACGTGTCGGTGACGTACAACGCTGGAACGTCATAGCTTTCCGTCCACTGCAAAGCCGGGATGACAACGTCCACGCCTTGGACACTGGTGCCGTCGACGCCGATGGCTCCGCCCTGGCTAGGTGCGTCTGGCGGGTACTTCTTTTCAGCCGCCGTCGCCCGACCGCCTAATGCCGCGCCGGCGCCGTAACTGGGCTGCTGTGTGATGTGTGTGGTGCCGCCTGACGTGTCAAACGACCTTGAGCGACGCAGTGGATTTGGTCGCTGGTCGTCGTCCGCACCACGACTGACGTAGTTCACCGTCAGCTGCCACGCCTGGTCGCCGAGGTAGTCGAGCGTGTAGCTCTCTGCTTGGAGGTTGTTGAGTGGCTGCCCAGGGTACTGCCAATAGAGATAGCTGGTCCACAGCGTCAAGTTGACATCGTCGTGCACGGCACGGTCGTCGGTCGTGCCGAAAATCTTCCACGACTTCTTGTACGTGTTTTGCGACCGCTGCCCGAGACGGTAGATCGTCGCCGACCGGCTCGCGGAGTCCTCGACCCATGTGTATGTCGGCATGCGTCAGGTCCCCACCAGTGCCGGGTCTTCGTCCGTGTTGTCCGCGATCCGCTCGAGCAGGTCGACCTGCTGCTGCGCCAGCGACTTGGCGAAACCGAGGCCGCTGGCCGCTGCAGCAGAGAACGTGCCGACCACCTCGCCTCGCGACATGCCGGCAGCAGCGGCGCCGGCACCTTCGCGGATGCGTTGCTCGTTGCCGCCGGCTGCTCGCTCGGCTGCACGCTCGGCTGACGCTGCCAACGCCTCCGCCAGCGCGGCCTCTGCAGATTGCGTGGCACTGCGACGGTCGGCAGCTCGCTGCGCGTTGGCGGCCAGCCGGCCTTGGGCGGTCGCGTCGGCGGCTGCGTTCCTTGCGTTGATATTGGCCTGTGCCGCGGCAGCCGTGCGTTCGTTTTCCTGCATCGCTGCCGGGATCCGGCTTTCATAGCCTGGCCTCGCTTGTGCGCGTGCAGCCGACCGTGCTGACATCTCGTCGTTTACCTTGGCGTTTTCTTTTGCAAGGTCGTAGCCCTTCTGTATGAAGGACTGCACGTAGTTCCATGACTTGCGTACCGCTGACTCCATAGCGTCAAAAGCAGCCATAATCCCGTTAATGACGTTGTCGATAGCGCTGTAAAGAGTCGCACTCCACAAGTTTGTGCCTTGAACAATCCCCGACCACAGCGACTCCCATATGTTGGAAACAGCGGTCGACAGGTACGTAAACGTGTTCTGAAAAAACGCTACCCACGGGTCGACCTGCCCCATGAGGGCCTCGACGCCACGCGTCCAGCCAGCCTGCAGCCCGAGCCACAGGATGTCCATGGCACCAGATAGGTTGCCGGCGGCCAGTTCTTGGTACACGCCGTCGAACGTAGCCGTGGCGGTAGCGCCCAAGTCACGCAGCACGCCCATGGCATTGGACCCGGCGTCGACGAACGCTCCACCGATAGCCGACGCGATCTGGCCAAATCCGCCGGCCGCATAGATGGCAGCACCAGCCACGGCACCCAGTAGGCCTACGGCGATCGCCAGCGGGGCGTTGGCGGCCACCCAGGCGGCTAGGCTGGTCGCCGCCGCCACGGTCGTTTTCACGCCATACAGCACGGCACCGGCGGCTGCGGACACGAACGACGCCGCGAGCTGGTAGGCGAGCTTGACGGTCGAGACGAGCGGCGTCACGAGAGCAGAAAGTCCGAGGCTAACGTTTCGAAGTGCAAGACCTGCAGCTGTAAGTGCCGCGCCGACGCCAAACAGTGCAACGCCGAGAGTCAACGCCTGCTCGACCATCTTTTTGTTTTCGGACACGTACTTCGACACGCTGCCGATCAAAAGTGCCACACCGGACGCCAGTCCAGACAACGCGGGCGCAACCGCAGCGCCGACGGTCATCGTGATGGCCTTCATGGCGGTGTGCAGCTCGCCAATGCTGTCATTAAGGCGGGCAGCCGCTTCTGCAGTGTTGGGGTCCATCACAATGCCGAGTCGCTCGGCCTGTGCCATCAGGTCTCGTATACCTGCAGCGCCTCCTGCGAGCATCGGTATCAGTCCGGCGCCGGCCTTTCCGAACACGCCGATAGCTGCTGCCGCTCTCTGCCCTGGGTCCTCGATGCGTGACACGGCGTCCGCAAGCGTCAGAAATTGATCCTCGGGAGACATCCGCTGCAGTTTGCCGATGTCCACGCCAAGGCGTTGCAGGCTTGCGGCCGCAGATTCATTCCCACGGGTCGCAGCGTCGAGCGCCCGCTGCATCGTGCGGATGCCATTTTCGAGCGTGCCCACGTCGGTGCCAGACTGACCGGCAGCAAATCCGAGCGAAGCTACTGCCTGCGTTGAAAGGCCTGTGCGCTGCGCCATCTTTTGGACGGCGTCACCGACCTCTGAGAAGGCAACGCCTGCACCGACGATTGGCGTGACAATCGCTGTGCCGGCGGCCATAAGCCGGTTGCCGATGGACATCATCGACGAGCCAAGCTGGCCGATGCGCTTATTCACCGAGTCGAGCGCCGCGAAAAGCAGCTTCGGGTCCGCCCCGATCTCGACGTAGACCTTGCCCTGGCGGACTGCGTTGGCACTCATGTTTTCACCTCATGCCAATTCGGCCCGAGCAGCTTGCGGATCTCGTCTGGCGTCGCCTGCCGCGGCGCCGCCTTTTTCGCGAACGGGTTGAACTCGATCGGTTTGGCTTGCGCTTGTCCCTTGCTGCGATGCAGGTTGGCCTGCTGACTCATGAGCCACGCGACCCGCCACCACTCCTGCTCTAGACGAGCGTCGCGAGCGGCGAAGAGTCCACGGATGGTCCATCCGTCTGGGTTGACTCCGACGATTCCTGCGGCCTCGTAGATGGCGTCCCAGATTGTCCGAGCAGGGACTCGACCGTCGTCTGTTGCAGCTGCGCCTCCGCCCGATTGGCCAGCTCGGCCTGCAGCTCGTCCATGCGTTCGACGAGCTGCTTGATCATGCGGCGGAGGCGGAGGGGGAAAAAATCGACCAGCTCCTCCTCGAGTGCACGCTGCGCCGCCTCAAGCGAGTCACCGCGAAGCGCCTCCAAAAACTCTTCCTTCGTCAGCTTGCGCTCGTCGACCTGTCGGCACAGGATCGCGTAGAGCACCTCGCCAATCGTCGAGTAGCGTGAGCGGATGACCTCGAGGGCGCGTCCGATCGTCGAGACGTCGATCAGGTCAAACGGAATCGACCGGTCGACCTTGCGGACGGAGCCGTCCGGCTGCTCTTCGTCCTCTTGGAGGTCGATGCGCACCAGGTCTTTCACCCTGGATGCTGCACCGACCGTCATGACGACCCTCCACGGTCGCCCTTCGTCGTCCTTAAACTCGCGCATGGTTAAACCCTGAGCCCAGATCTAGTCAACGCACACTCGACTGAGTAGCTCGTGACACCGTCGAGCGGGTTAGTTTCGGTTATGCTGGTCACCACGGCATCAAATACCCATCCGCCGGTGCCGCCGCTGACGGCCACAAGCGTGCCGAGCGTCAGCTTGGTGATGTCGAGATTCGAGGAGTCGTTAATCTCAAACGACACCGTGGCGGCATAGCCTGTGGAGTAGACGGCCTGCTGCCGCACGCCAAACTCCTCCACCTCGATCGTGCGGGCACTCCCGCTCCACGTGACGTTTCTCACGCTCGTGATGGCACCGCCGACGGTCAGCGTCGCGTCCTTGCCGAGCGTGATCGCCACGAGTCAGATGCCTCCCCGACGTGCGGTGATCGTGTACGTCACGGCGCCGTCGATGGACGCGTTCTCGGTCACGCCCATGACCACGAAGCTGCTCGTTGGGCTATTGGTCTCGAGCTGCGCCATCACGCCCGTGGCGTCGTGGCACTCAATCTCCCAGGTCTGCGACTTGAATCCAGTCGAGAATGCACGATAGCCGACGGCACCGGTGCCGACGTTGCTGCGATTGCTGACGTCGACGACCTCGGCCTCCTCCGTGTACGTAGCCGAAATGACGCTGGCGCCGAACGGAGGAGCGCTGGCCGCTTTGAAGCCAAGGGTGATCGCCATGGTGGTCTCCGGTCAGGTCTGAGTCATAGCCCGTTGGGCGCTGACAGTGAACGTGATGATTCCGTCGATGGGCTGCGACTGGGCCACGTTGGTCACGACAAATTCGACGCTATTTCCGGTAGACGTGCCCGTAAGCGTGAACGTTTGGCCGACCTCCTTGCCAGGGTCGTCAACGCACTCGACCTCGATGGTCTGCTCGACCATGGCCTTAATGAAACGGCGGTACGTGTCACCGAACTTGGTGACGTCCACCTCGTTCGCGGTGTTGTTCACCGTGATCGATCGGGCGTTGGACAAGCCCGAAACCGTGACGTCCTTGCCGAGCTGTACAGCCATGTGTGGCTCCTGCTGGTGTCACTGGCAGGGTACGGCCAGCCGCCGCCGCTGCCGCAGGGGGTGTGGACGGTTAGGCCGCGCGAATCGTGTCGCGGAACCGCGTAAAAATGCGGGCCACGACCTTCTGTACGCCGGCAGCCCCCTGCATGAACGGACGCTTGGGATAGCGCACCGACCGCGTGATCGTGGTCTTGTCCCAGTTGCTGGCGCCCCGGAATCCCTTGTGCGTCCACAGGATCGCACCATAGTCGTAGTCGCCGCTGGCACGTCTCGGGATCGGCTTGCCGGCATCTCGTGCATCCTTTGCACGCCTGGCGGCTCCGACGCCGATCCGCCACGCCGTCAGCGTGAGGGATCCGCCAAACTCGTGCAGCCGACCCAGCCAATCAGCGCGAAGGGTGCCGATGACGACGCTGCGTGTCGTCCCGTCCCAGTAGTACATGATGTCGTTGTAGAGCCAGCGCTTTGGCGCCCACGACTTTGGCGGCTTGCCGGCTGGCCGCGGCTTGCCGCTTCCCATCATGGTTAGGTCCCGGTAAAGCCCGTTCATAAACTCGATCACTGCCCCGGCCTTCACCTCGCGCTGCCCGGCCTTGGTGCGCTTGGGTGCGTTTTGACCGATGCCTTTTTTCGACGCCTGGCGGATGTCCATGCCGGCCTTCTTGAGCGCCTCGTAGTTGGCTCGCTCGAGCAGCCGGCGCATTTTGGACCGGTCGAAAAACTGCCCCTTGACCCGCGTTGTGATCGCCCGCTGGCTCGCGGTCGCGGCCGACACTGGCCGGCGGTTTCCGCCACGGCGTCCGGCCATCAGCGAAATGTCCTGTAGGTGGCCGTGATGACAGCCCGCCAGACGTTGCGGTCGTGCAGCGCGTCGTCCGGGTTGATTTCGATCGCGACCTCGACCGGCGTGGTCACGCCGCTGGGCCACGTCACCGCCTGATCCCAAGTGTGTGCCCGGATCGCGTCCGCGATCTCCTCGGCCAGGTCCAGCATGTCGTCTGCCATCTCGTCCGACGGCGTGTGCCGGCCGACGAAGACGGTCGCCTGGTAGTCGTACTGGTGGTGCGTGCGGTCGACTCGCTCGATCGTCAACGTGCCAGGCATGACCGCGATC